CGACGGAAGTTCCCGAAGTTAATCCTTCAAAATCACTAATATCAGTTGGAGAAAATTGTGTATCGGTCGTCATCTCGGGTTCTGTTAATCGTCCCGCTCCAAAACCCGCTCTTTTAAATAAGGTGGAAGGTGTTTCGCTTTCGCTTCCAATATTGAGTTCGCCAACCATTCTTCCAATATCTGCGACTAAACCTTCTGCTCTCCCAAAACTTATATTTGAAGAAGCAGAAGGAGTATAATCGCTGTCGGGTTCTGCGGCGGTTGTCCCCGATGAAGAAGATATAACAGAATTAGTATCATCGTCAATACTCGCCCCATCAAAAGCACCAACATCTACGGTTGCTCTTGGATATGCGACATTAGTATTAAATGCCGTCTGTTGTTCTTGGCGGTATGCTGTTAAATCTCCACGCAGTCTTCTTAATTCAACAGTATTAACATTTTGATAATTTCTTAAAGCACCTGCGATTGCCTTATCAAACCTGCTCTGTTTCGGTTGTTGATTTATAACAGATGGAAAGGGGGGGTAGTATAGAGGGATTTGATAAGGTTGTGGATTACGTGCGACATCTAACGCTGACCGCATTTTAGGTTTAGACGCTGACTTCCTCTTCTTCTTCTTCTTCTTCGGTTTCAAATCCCCGAGAACTACTTTTACAATTTGGGTTACATTCTGCTTTTGATTGACTACTTTTCTCGTCATTTATTATAACGTGAGATAAACTATCTGTTAAAGTTACATTTTCGTTCCGCACTATAAGGGGGGGAATACGAGCGTCTTCTAATTTTTTGTTCTCACATTCCACCATATATTGAAGAACCTCGTCGTCAAAACCGTTAAACTTTTCCTTGTAATCTTCCAGCGAAATAAAATTAGGGTCTAACATATTCATATCAATATCAACTTCGTCGGTCTTTTGATAGTCGGTGAATTGTTTAACAAATAAATTAATCTCGTCTTCCGTCCAATCTCTGCCGTCGTCATACACACTCTCGTTAATAATATTATCTATGTTTTTATTTAGCAAATTAAAATCCGCCTCTTCATCTAATTTTTTTATATTATCCATATATATATATGGGGAGAAAAAAGATTGTTAGAAAACCTATTGAGAAGTTAAGCGAGAAAGAACATATAGAAGTAATTGAAGACAGTTCCAGCAGCGAAGAAGAGTTTGACGATATTCCCCCTCCCCCTAAATTGGTGAAGGAAAAACCGAAAAGGGAAAGGAGTGCTAAACAATTGGCGAACGACCAAAGACTGCGAGATGCGGCGGCAGCGAGGAGAGAAGGAAAAGCAAAACCCGCACCCGAACCAAAACCCGAAGTTACTCTTGATACATCTCTATACAAGGGCGAACCAGTTAAGCAAATACCACAGCAAGACCCTGACGACAAACCGCTTACGATGAAACAATACAAAGCACTAATCGCCTCACAAACGGCGGAAGTAAAACCAAAAAGGAAATATGTAAAAAAGGAGAAGAAAGTAGCACCGACACCTACACCGACTTCTTCCCCAGCACCACCTCAAAAACCTAATATGATGTTTGTATAGAGTGCGGAGACCGCCGCACACTCGGTAAGTCCCCGAGGACTATAAGTCCCCCATTTTAAAAGTTAGTAAAGTTTAGTAAAAAAAGAGAGTAGTAGTGAAGGTAAAAAGAAAGAGGTTTGGAAAAATGGGGGACTTGGGGGACTGGGGGACTTTATTTTATTTAGCATATGTATAAATGGTAAATAAACTATTTGTGGTTGTGATGTGGAGCGATTACGAGAAAACTCGTATAGGATATGCGGGATTATTCCCAACAAAGCAAGAAATATTAAGACGCATACCAATCTTAAATTATAATGATTTAGTATTTAAGAAAAAGAAATACAAAACCCCGAAAGCATTATTTGACTGTATAGAAGTGCCGATGAAACATAAAATATTTTTTAACTCTTATCATCTGTGTTGTTATAGGAGACTTATTCCACCTCCACAGTTTGCTTAACTTCTTGTTTCTGTGTAATGACTTCGCTCGGCTCTTTAATATTAGAGACATCATATTCTTGGAGAAGAACATTAACCCCAGTTCCCCTATTTGCCGATATTTTCCGTAGCATATCATAACTGCCTTCTTCGTCAGCATATTTAAGAACCGCTTTAATCATACCATTTTCATTTAACCCGAGAACCACATACTTCTTTAAATATGAGGCAATAGATGCGGGAGTAATATGCTCTCCGTTCCTCCTCGCAAATAACGCTTTTGTATCAGCATCACCCAGCACCTCTTTAACCATATCAACAAACTTTTTGACTACGATGATGTTCTTTTTAACACCATACTTCCGTGCCGTTTTATACACATTACGAATAAAAATAACTTTATTACCATCAACGATTAAGTGATTACGTTTCTCATCGTAATTGTCTTTTGGTTTTGCGTGTAGGTCAGCGAGAGCAATATCCATATTCCTACTATTAATTCGCAGCATAATGAATGATGTAATATATTTGATGGGATTTTGCTCTTTCTTGACCGCAGCAGCAATTTCTTTATAAGTCGGGAGTGATTGTGATAAGTTTTTATTTTTATCAACTTGTATATCCCGCTTTCTTTTTTTAATCTCATTATCCAACGCATCAAACTTCTCCTTATTGTCTGCGTAAGAAAATATTTTCTTTGCTATTACAAATACGCTGTATGCTGTGGAGGGATTATCTACTTTTTTAATCGCTTCTAAAACAACATCAAGAGATACTTTTTTTATTGGTTTCCGTTTGTCTTTTAATTCCAATATCTTTCTCAATCTTTCATAACTTCCAGCGTAAGATTTCGCAGTAGAAGGACTGACCTCTTTAAGAAGTGAATTCTTTTCTTTATTCATTATATATATTGTATATATAATTATATTTATATATTCTTAAATTAAAATATATAAATATATTCCTAAATAAATTAATCTTTATTTTTCATACGATTTCTTCTTGACCTCTCTCTCTCTTTTTCCAAATTATTTTTCCGCCAGTTCTTTCTCGTTTCTTTTCGCCTTTCCATATCAAAACCATTACACAAGTTCATATTTAAATCTGCTTTCAGTTCGCACCTAATACGCTCTTCTTCAATATTTAGTTGTGTAATATTTTCACACGGGAACTCCTTGTATGGTTTCATATCCCACTCGCCGTCATTATCACAAATGGTTTTATATAATTTACGATTTGACTTTTTTTTAATATAACATTTATGATGATATTTGCGTTTGGTAAAGTTCGTCGTGCTTCCAACATACAGACCATCTCTCGTGCGGATTGTATATATAATACTTTTGGAATAGTCGGGCATATTATCCTAAAACATCTCAAAATATCTTTAAATCAATTTTATTTATTAAATTGCCGCCAAAAATAATATAATCAGCAGTTATATTATAAGAATAATAAGTTATTTAAATATAATTATAATTATATTTAAATAACTTATTATTCTTATAATATAACTGCTGATTATATTATTTTTGGGTCTTTTTAAGTAGTTATTATAATATATTATTTAATAAATTATAATAAGGTCGGCGGGGGGGGTATTAATTTATGAACCAGTTATGGGATTACTATCATATAATCGTTCAATTTGGATATTTAAATAATTATCTATATTGGCTGCGGGGAGTGTGGAGGCAAAATCTCTATTACCTCCCGTTTCTAATTTTTGACGAGGTTGAATTGTAGAACCCGAGGTCAAATAAATATAATCTTCAAAACTTATACTTCCGTGTGCGGCATCACTATTGTTACGCAAATAAACCCAACCGAATAAGTTGCTATTTTCTTCTTCGTCATAATCCGTTGTCGTTCCCCCTGATACGATACGCAAATAATTCATAAAAGAAACTCGGTCGTTGTATCCGTCGCTCTGTGACTGTGCTGAAACTCTTATCCTATACATACCTGCTTCTGTTAATGTAATAACACCCGATGATGTGCTACAAAAACTATCACCAACTCGTCGGTCGCTCACAATTGAGGTTTGGGTGCTTCCATTCCCCCAATTAGCACCGTCTATTGTGGATTTATCGTATCCAAAAAGTGCGAGTTGTTGTTTTATATAATTTGAACCATTTAAATTAACTGAACCAGTCACCTTCATTTTATAATCGTCTTGGAATGTGTCTCCACTTCCCAAACCTAAATTACCCGCCGCCGATAAAGATAAATGTCCCGTCCTTGTGCTTCCGTCGGAAAAAGTGCTAAATACTAACCCGCCGATATTTGTCCCTGCGTCCGAAACTCTTCCATCTATTCTTCCCAAACTATTTGTAGCGGTGAGGTCGTTGTCGTAATTAGAAAAAACTAATTTTGCCTGTGCCGCAGTAGTGCTGCTGTCTCTCGCTCCTCTTATTTCTATTTCAGCGTCGTTGCTTCCGTTTGATGCGGGTTCTACTAAAAGTTGAGGTGTTCCGTCTTTCTCTATACGAACAGATTGGGGGATTTCAAATGTTGCGTTTGTGTTTGTTAAATCTACTGAAAACTCTGTGCCTGATAATGCTAATCCTCCGTTTGTTGCTGCGGTGTATTCTGTATTCGTATCTGTTGCCGATATTACACCCGCCCCCGATATTGATATATTTGTTCCCGCATTTGCTGCGTCTGTTAATGTATCTTGTTTGTTCCCCAGTTCAGTATTTAAAATATTACCAGTAATTAATCCAAAGTTTGACGCACTAGCAGATGTCGCCAATAATGCCGACACTTCATTACTATCCACTTCTATTTGTAGCGGCGTCCCCGAACTTATTATATCTTGTTTCCCCGCCAATCCCGTAAATACTCCACCACTCGTTATTAAATCCGTTGAACCACTTGAAACTGAACTCGTATTGTTTATTGATAATAATATTGGATTTTCACCAAACGATATTACCTCTCTTGTTGTTTTTACGAGCGGAGCAGATACATCATATAATTTTGCCTTACTAACTATTTCTCCTTGTATCGTAGCACCGCCATCAGTATCAAAACCAGTCAAAGCACCAAACTCCCCTGCTGTAATTATTACGGGGTCATCGTCATTTTCCGCCTCTATAAAATTGGGATTTAAAAGATTACCTGCTGTTAATTCATCTTGCTTATTTGCTAATGCTGATAGATTTGATGCTACACCACTCGTCGCCGCTTGAAGTTCGGTGTTGGTTATATTTGTCGCTGTGAGATTAATCGCCTTAAATGTATCTACTTTTAAATCCTGAACGTCGTCGCTATTCGTTACGTTCTTACTTTGGAATGTATTTTGATTGAAAAGTGTTTTACTCATATTATATTATATATTGATATTTTATATGGAGGACTATACTAAATATTCTCTTGAAGGTGCTTGTAGTTTTTTTATAATGGTTTTAGCATACAGATTATATAAGATGAAATGTAGAACGAGTAGTAATTGTTGTGACGACCACATTACAGCAGATTTTGAAAATAAGGGGGGAGGAGGAGATATTGAAGTATAAAGTCCCCCAGTCCCCGAAGTCCCCGCAAATCCCAAACCTCTTCTCAATTTTTATATTCTTCAAATATTAAAATGAAAAACTTTACTAACTTTTAAAATGGGGGACTTTAGGTCTTTAGAGACTTACCAATATATTTGGTTTAGGGGTTTTCGCCGAGAGGTTTGGAAAAGTCCCCAAAGCCCCAAAGTCCCCCAAAATCCCAAAACTATTTTTGTAAATCAATAAAAACTATTGTGGTTATATTATTTCAAAATTAGTTTGGAAAAGTGGGGGACTTCGGGGACCGGGGGACTTTATCCCAAAAAGACCGAGTGTGCGGCGGTTTCCGCACTATTTACTTTTTATTTTTATTCTTCTTCTTCTTGATACTACCGTCGTGAAAATGGGAGATTGCGTGGGCGTGAATACCCTTCTCTGTAAATCTTTTTGCTCGTCCTAATGCTGAACCTGTCTCTACCATATTCTGTAAAAAAGA